CTATCCGTTCGCGTTCCGTCCTTTGTTCCAGGTCGCGATACGCGCCCGAATCAATCTCGAACGGTTCACATAACGCGCGCGAATACGGGCGACGCGGGCGCTGTCGCCGGTCCAGCCCATGAATTCAGCGACGTCGCTGTTCTCAAATCCTGCGATGCATAATTCGGTCGCGAACGTGCCGCGCGCATCGTGCAGGTTCTTTCCCTCTATTCCGCACGCGGCGAGGCGCTTGGCGACCGCGTCGGACAAGCCGCGCGGCGTCCAGGGGCGCGCCCGTGAGTTGACCAGGATCGTCGTCGCCTTGATCCGCTTGTCGGCCTTCCTGGCGTCCAGGAAAGCGCGCAAAGGGGGCAGGATCGGAACAATCGCTTCGACCCGCTCGCCGCTCTTTGACGTGTACCAGACAAATTCATCGCCGCGGTCGGCGGTGAGCGGGATCGAGGCGAGGTCTTTCCGGCGCGCGCCGGTAAAGAACGCCAGCGTGAAGATTGCGGCTTCGTGAGGCGCGGGGGGAGGGATGGCCGCGCCGTCGCCGTTGAAGATCAGGTCGCGTTCTCCCGGCTCGAAAATCACATCGCTGCGGTCATTGGTGTAAAGGCGGCGCATCCCTTCGACGTGGTTTATCTTCAGCCAGCCGATGGATTTGGCGAAATTGAGCAGGCGCGACAAATGCCGAACCCGATGGTCGGCGGCGCGTAGTTGGCCCTTATTGGCCTTTTCATCGCGCCAGGCGGTGACGTCGTCGAGAATGGCGGGGTCTTCAAAGATGGCGACCGGGTCGGCGCCAAACTCTTCGCGGATTTGTTCAAGATAGACGTCGGTCGTCTCTTTCGAGGCGGGCCGCAAGGCGTGATAGTCGCCCGATTGCTTGTAACGCTCGATCAGGGCGTTCGTGTCACGCTTCTGGTCATAACGCTGGCTGCGGGCCGCTTCGCGCACGGATTTGCGCGCCGCGTCAAGCGCTTCGCCAAAGCCGTCAGGCGGGTTTGCATAATCGACCGGGCTGTCGCTCGACCAGAATTTCGGGCCATTGCGCCAGGCGTAATAATGGTATCGAACAGACCCGTCCTTCAGGCGTTTGGATACCTTGGCGATCTTGAGGTTCATGGATCGACTGCGCGCGTCAACGCCCGGCTGCGGCCTTGCGCCGTCGCCGTTCGGCCATAGCTGTCGCCGCCGCATCTGGCGGGCTATCTTCCGATCCTGTTCGGTCAAAGACGGTTATTCCCCCGTCCGCGTCGAGCGTAACGCGGGCGGGAGTAAAGCCGTTTTTCCTCACAATGTGCAAGACGCGCTCGATTTCATCATCGGGCGCATAGCGCTTGCGGCGGCGTTTTGAGGGTGCGTGATCGCTCATGGAACGAATGGCCAATGATAAATGCGCCAGCGGCAATGTCTGCGCGTGCAGTCCTGCGCATGGCATCCCCAACGCATAGCGGGGTGAACGGTCGGGTAAGCCTCGCCCCATTTGTGGCCTGCGAGCTTGCAGGCGACCGCGCGCCGCCAGCGGCGAAACCGGGCGCGGATCAGGGCGAAGCGGTGAGCCGGGCGCGTCATGGAAGCGACCGGGTCTGATAGGGCGGTTCGAGCGCCTTGGCGCGCCAGAGCGACAGCCGGGTTTCGGCATAGCCGCGCATGACGGCGGAACGGTTCAGGTCGCGCTCGCCTTTTGCGGCGCCGGCCTGTTCGAGCTTGCGAAGCTGGCGCTCGAAAAGCTCGAATGCTGCGACGGCGGCGGCGAACGCTTCCAGCCGGTCGCTATCAAGCCGTAAATCCAAGATCCGTTCGAGCGTGTCCGCGGCTTCCAGCGTTGCGGGATTTTTGAGCGGGGTCGGGGCGCTGGTCATGAGTTTGTCCCCGCTGCGACTTCCCAGCCTTCAAACATTTCGCCTAGCGCTTTCAGGTCGTCGTCGGTCCAGTCATTGCCTTGCAGAATTTGAGCCTTTGACTTTCCCAATTCCAGAAGTGCGTCGCTCGCCATGCTCGGTTCGTCGTGCAGGTTCGTCAGATTGCAAAGCGCCATGACATACCCAATTTCGAAGTCTGTCAGGCGGTCGGCAGGCGCTTGAGGTTGAAGCCTGAACGTCCAGAAGTAGCGCACCGGAAAGGCGTCTTCATCGCGCGCGCGCTGGAAGTCCAGGCCGACATGACAGCGCCGCCCTTTGGCGTCGATGCGGCAAGGGGGCAAGCGCTCGCCGACCGAACCTGTCACCCCTGACAGGGCGCGCGAGGCGCGGTTGACCCAATCGTCGAACGTGTCGAACTGGCCCGCCCATCCGGGTTGATAGCCTTCCAGTGGTGTCTGGACGGCGTATTTCCTCAGGTCCGAGGAGCGATCTTTAGACATAGTCTTCCCCCTCTTCGGGTTCGCCGCACGCGGGACAGGGTTGTTCGCAGTCAAGCGCGCTTGCGGTGGTGAAAAGATCGGGCGCGGTGACGCTGATCACGCCGTCGCCGTCGCAGACGGGGCAGAAGCCGCCGTCTGAATAGACGCTGGCGACGGGCGCATCGCCGCGCTTCGCCTGGGGGTGGTAGTTGAGCGCCGGAGTGTAAGCGGGGTTCATGAGCGCACCGCCTTTCGTTCGGCGAGCGGTCGCGGCCAGCCGTTGACCATGTCGGATCGCACATGGACCGTGGCGCTTCGCATGGTGGGTTTGAAGTCCATATGATCAAAGCGGGTTATGACGTCGACGCCCTGGGCTTTCCAGTAGTCTTTGATCTTCTGGGCGAGGCGCTGCGCGCCGTCTCGGCTGCAATTATCGCCCTGTTTGCCGGGGTAGGTGGTCATGGGGTCAGCCTTTCTTGTTGTCGTCCAGGAGGGTTTCGGCGAGCCGTTTGAAGGCGTGGTTCAGGACGGCGGACTGTGATCCGAGTTCGGCATGGGCGGCGACCAGGTCGCCGCTCTTTGCGTAAATCAGCCCGCCCATGATGTTCTGAAGATCGCCGTCTTCGCGATGTTCTGCGAAGCAATGAGCGACCACGCGTACGCCTTCTGCTTCGGCGATTTCCTGCATGGCTTGCATGGCGCGCATATTGGCGGCGTTGGCCTCTTGTTTGTCAGCGAAGGTGCGAAGATGGCGCGCTTGTTCGTGCACGCCCGTGCGCGGGTTTTTGCGGTCGAAGTCTGTGGTCTGGGGGCGGCTCATTTCCCTTTTTCCTTTTCAAAGCTGGACTGAATGCTGTCAGCGACCTTTTCGAGCAGGTCGATCTGCAGATTGTGGGCGTTGGGAACGGCCAGTTCGGTCACGACAAGGCGCTGAAGCTCTTCGAGGGCGTCGAGCGTGCGGGCGCGTGCGCGCTGCAGGATCGTCGCAATATCGTCTTCAGGCGGGGCGGGCCGCGTTGCGTCCTGGGCGGCGTCGGTCAGCGTCCAATGACTGTTCGGTGTGACGGCGATCCACCCCGCCCGCTCGCCCATTGTCAGCGCGGCGTTGACCGCGGTTTCGTCATCATCGCAGACGACACGCAACAGGTCGGACATGGCGGCGATGGACATACGGGGGGTGCGGGCAAGGTCCAGCCCATCCGCGCAGTGGAAAAACTCCGCCCAGAATGCCGCGAGGTTGGGCGTGGTCTTGGCGGTGTCGGACGACTTGAACCGTTCGGCGGCTGCGTCGATCTTGACGATCCAGGTTTCGCGCTTCCCACCAAAGCTGTCGCGATCCGGCAAGCGCGGGACGGCGGGCTGTGCGGGTTTGGCGAGGGCCTTGCGGGCCTCTTCGACGGTCATCCGGCCTTCGGCGACGGCCTGTTGATCGGCGGCGTCGAGTTCGAGCAATTTCAGGCGCTGCTGAACATAGCGTTGGGTGCGCCCGACGCGCTTGGCGAGGTCTTTGGTTTTCAGGCCCGCCTTGACTAGTTGGTCAAAGGCGCGGGCCTCTTCCATCGGGTCCAGCTGGACGCGCTGCATGTTCTCGACCAGGGCGTCGATGGCGGCGCTCTGATCTGGTGCGGCGTCATAGTCACGCACAAGCGCCGGGATGGGGCGGTCTGCAGGCCAACGCGGATCGTTCTGTTCGATCAGGCGACCGATGGCGCGCCAGCGGCGTTCACCGCCCACAAGCATGAACCGCCCGGCGTCGGTCGGGTGAGGGCGGATAATGATGTTTTGCAGAAGTCCCTTGTCGGCGATATCCGAGGCGAGGCTGTCGAGGGCGTCGGCGTCGAAGTGCTGGCGGGGGTTGTCAGGATCGGCGTCGACCTGGCCATGTGTGACGCTGAAGGCGCCGTCAGGGCCGGGGGCGGTCGTCTCGCCGGACATGGCGCGCCAGATGGCCCGCCCGCGCTCTGTGAGGCTTGCGGCGGCGTCATCTTCGCTCAAGACAACCAAGCCTTGTTCCTGAAACGCGATCAGGGAGCGTTTGACCGTATCGGAACGCCAGCGCTTTTTCTTGTCGTCATAGCGATCAAGGGATTTGGCCAGCGCGAGCGGCAAGAGCGGCGCACTGCTGGCGGCGAGGGCGGCGAGTAGCGCCGTATCCTGGACATTGACCGGCAGAAGATCGCGAACGCCGTTCGCGTTCGGCTGAGCCAGGTCGGCGGGTTTATCAAGGGTGTGTGTGGTCATGGCGGGTTCCGTTCGCAAATCAGTTGCGAACCGAAACTAGCCAAAATGGCGAAAAAACGTCAAATCATTTATAGCCAAAACGGCGTTTTTTCTTGCGTGAGCGGGTGCAAAATTATCTGCAAATTGGCGTTTATCGTTAATATTCCACGACTTATTGCGGTGTCTTTTTTGAGGTCGCAGACCAGATGAGCGCAATGATCCATCCCAGGCCTGTCCAGCCCAGCAATAGGTTCGTCAGGAATATGGCCAGATTGTCGGGATGGGATCGCGCTGCGGATATGATGGCGGGCAGGAAATAGCCCGCAAACAGCGCGATCAGGGACAGGATGACTTGCGTGTCAGACATAGGCGCGGCTCCGTTCTCTGTCGTCAGAGTGCCGCGGGTGGGGGTGGTCTGTCGAGGTGTCAGGCCGGATAGGCTTGCGACCAGGCGTCGACAATCTGCAGAAGCCGGGTGCGGTCAGCCTCGTTGAGCTGATGCAGGCGCGCCAGAAACTCCGCGTCTTCAGGGCTTACAGCGTCGTCGCCCACAAGGGCGGCGCGTGAACAGCCAAGCGCGTCGGCGAATTTGTCGAGGTCTGCGACGCGAAGGCGTTGCGGCTCTGTTTCATATTTCTGGATGGTCTGGGCGGTCATGCCGACCGCATCCGCCAGTTCTTCCAATGTCAGGCCCGCAAACTGGCGCATTTCCCGTAACCGATGCGGGACGCCTTGGCGCGGTGTTCCGTATGCGCGGCGCTTTGTCATGGCGTCAACGCTCCTATCACTGAACTTGTTCAGGTTCAGTGTGGGGCGCTCTGGTGAATCCTTCGAGCGACGCCTTGGCGAAAAATCACCGGCAGGGGTTGACGAGCTATAGCAAATCACCGGCATTAAATACGCCAATCCGGCTAAAATGTATATGGATTGGCGAAATGGAACTGCAGAAACTATCCGAACCGGCTAATCGCCTTGAGCGCGTCCGCTTGAAATTCAAGCTCACTTACGCGGCTTTGGGCGAAATGCTGGCCGACGAAGAGAACGGTTTCAAGGCCGTTTCCCCCCAGACCGCCCGCAAATGGTGCCTTGAGGCCAGCCATAGCGAACGGCGCACGCCGCGCGCCAGGGCGAGGGCGCGCATTCGCGAGGTGTTCGGCCTGACAGCTGAAGAGCTTGAAAGCGATCTGCAAGGCCAAGGGGTCGCGTCATGACGGTCATGACGCCTTTTCTGAAAAGCCTGCGCGCCGCCAATCTGGAGCGTTGCGCCCTGTGGCATCCGGGCGGTGTCGAGGATTGGGACTTGAACCAATGGTTCACGGCGATGGCCGGTGAAGTTGGCGAAGCGCTGGAGGTGTTTCAGCAATGGGAAAACTGTAACGATATCGCCGCCCATCCCTGCAATTCGCCCAGCGTCCGCAAGGCCAATATCACGCAAGCGGAAACCTATCGCCTGGCGGTTTGTAACGAGCTGGCCGACGTCCTGATCTATCTCGATCTGTTTGCAGCGCGGGCAGATATCGACTTGTCGCGAACGTGCGTGCGCTACGGGACGGGCTTCGGCGCGACCGGGTCGATCCTGCGCGCCGCGAGGTTCGCTTGCGTGATCGGTGACACGGTCAAGAAGCTGAACCGCGATCATGACGCCGTGACCGGCAATGCCGACGACGTCGACACGTTGATGTTGAAACTTGAAGTGCAGGTTTACAACGCCGTCGCCGCCCTGAACGCGGCCTTCCTCGACATGCAGGCCAAACCGCAAGACGCGGTCAAAGCCAAGTTCAACGCCGTGAGCGAACGCAACGGCTTCGACGTCTTCCTGGGTAAGCCCGGTTGACCACGCCCGCCCTGGTTCACCGGCGACCAGGGCGGGCGCGGATCAAGGCCGGTGGAGCAAGTGAGACGGTGACGATGATGGCCGACAAAGACGAACCCGAAACCAATGTGACGCCGATTTCAAAACAGGCCGCGCCGCGTCCGCCCCAGGTGAAAACCCTGTCGGTGGTGGAGCTGATCGCCGCGCATCGACGCGGCGATCTGGCGCGGGCGCTGGATGCGGCGGTCGAACAGGTCGCGACCAAGGTGCGCGACGCAGAGAATTACGCCGCGAGGGGCAAGGTCACCCTGAACCTGACAATCGAGCGGGGCGGGCGAGGTGAATTGACCGTGAAGCCCGCGGTGAAGGTTGGCGAGCCTGACAAGCTGATCGGTGACGGTTCTTATTTCGCGACCGAAAGCGGTTTGCTGACCCGTCAAGACCCGCGCCAGACCGATCTTGAAGAATTCACGGACCGCGACCGATAGCGCCCGTTCCGCCCGGCGCGGATCGGCTGCGCCGGGTTTTGCCCTGGTCATAGAAGGACAAGACCATGACCGATTACACTGAAGACAAGCCCGGCGCGTCCTATGCCAACGCGCTTGATACCGCAATCAAGGCGGTGACGCTGGCTGAGCGTTCCCATGTCGCCGCTGACGGGCGTGAATTCGTCATCGTGCCGGATGGGTTCGATCTGAAAGACGTGACCGATCCGCACCGCCTGCCGGATTTCATTCGTCAAACCTTGACGGTGGATCAGCCGGGATCGCTTGCGGCCTATGTGAACCGCTTCAAGACGTCTGAAAGCGTGCTTTTTGCTGATCTGGACAGCGCCCAGGTCGTCGCCCGGCTCGATTATCACGAATCATATCTGGGTGAAGAGGGTGCGGCGTCTGCGCCAACGCCGCGCCAGAACAAGCATGTCGCGACGCTGCAGTTGCGCGAGACGCAAGAGTTCAAGGACTGGTGCGAGTTCTGTTCTGACTATCTGCCGCAAGGCGAGTTCGCGAACTTCCTGGATGAAAACCGCATCGACGTGCTCAATCCTGATGGCGGCGAATTGCTGGAAATCGTCAAAGACCTGCAGACCGTTTCGACGTCGAACTTCACCGGCAAGGTCGACCTGACAAATGGCGATGTTCGCATCGGGTTCGAGACTGAAACGCGCGAAGTACAACAGGTCATGCTGCCGAAAACCGTCACGCTGCGTCTGGCGATTTATGAAGGCGAAGCGCCGGTCGAGATTGAATGCGCGCTGCGTTGGCGCGCACAGAACGGCAGCGTGAAACTCGCCCTGGTCATGCGGCGCATCAATCGGGTGAAACGCGAGCTGTTCACCAAGATCGCCAATGACGTCGCCGAGGCGACCGGCCTGCCGGTTTATTCCGGGCGTCAGGGCGTTTGACCGGACGCGCGGGCGGTGTGAGCGACCGCCCGCGTCAGGCCCGGTCGGCGTGCCCTGTTCCTCTCCCTCGTGACAGGATGAGCGCCGACCGGGCCGTTTTCTTCCAGCAAAGGAGCGGCGGCTATGGGCGACGTGACCAAAACGATGATGGGCGGGGACAGGGCGAGCGGCCCCGATCTGACGGCGTGCGTTCTCTATCAAGGCGGTGAAGTCGTCGACTGTGTCTGCGATGGTCACGCCTGGAGCGCTGAAGCCGATCCGGTCGACGATCAGGCAAAGCGGCGGGTCGAATTGGGCGGGTCGATCTGCGCGGATTGTGACGTGCGGGCGCCAGCCTGTCGCTGTGACCAGAGCGTTCGGGGGTGATCATGCGCGTTCATCCCCTCGAATTCACGACCGAGAGCGTCCGCGCGATCCTGGCGGGCGTCAAAACCCAGACCCGGCGCAATGCGGTGAGCGAAAAGGGGCGCGCGAGTACGCTGGCGACCCTGAAGCCGGGCGACAAGATCTACTTACGCGAGGCGATCCGGTGGCATCCGGGCAATCCGCCCGCGGTTTATGACGCCGCGCCTTTGGGCGTGGAGCGAGAAACGGTCGACATGAGCCGGGCGCCGGCTGGTTGGACGCCGCGGGGTGAAAAGACCGCGTCGCGCTATGCGCCCAAATGGTCAAACCGTCTTGTGCTGACTTTGCGCGATGTGCGCATCGAGCGGGTGCGCGATATCAGCGAAACCGATGCGGTCGCCGAGGGCATGGTCACGGCCATGTTCGTGAATGGCTGGACCCATGAGAGCACGCCGCAAAACGAGAGCGACTATTTCGCGCCCTATGGCCTGTTTGAACGGTCGGGACAGCTGCCCTGGCGACATGCGCCGGTCAATCTGCGACGCGGCACGGCGGCGCGGTCCTATGCGGCGCTTTGGGATGAAATGCACCGCGCCGAAGGGCGGCGGTTTCAGGACGGGCCGGACGTGGTGGTTCTCGACTTTGCAGGCGGGATAGAGCGGGCTTGCGTGCTGGATTTGATCGAAGACGGGGAGGGTTGAGCGATGCGGATTAAATGTCGGCGGCGTCGTCCCTGGGCCGATCATTACACCATCGAACCGGGCGTTGATCTGACCGGGGCTGCGACCTGGTGCGTTGTTCTGGCCTGGCGATCGGGCAAGCGGCGCAGGGTGCGCTTCACAATCGTAATGGCGCGGTTCGAGACGCGGTTTCGCGCCATGTTGGCGGCGGCGAAAATGACCCGTGAGGAACGCCGCAAATGGGGGCAGTCATGACCCGCAAGCGCGTTCAAACCCCGGCGATCCGAAAACAACGCGCCCTGGGCGCGATGGAAACGGCGTTGAACCGGATCGAAACCAGTCACTACGCGGAGGCCAGCAACGCGCTGATGCGCGCGGCGGCGATCCTTCGCGAGCCGGTGAAGGAGCCGCGCCTGTGCAACAGCAAGGACGGCGACGCCATGTGCAGCGCATGTGATTGCTGGAAGCGGACGCGGGCGATGTGTTCATGAGCGTCTTTCACTGGATCGCGATAATCGGGCTTCTGTTCTATGCGGCGTGGATGCTGGCGGACTGGATAGGCGTCGGGTTGATGGTGCTGGTCTTCGCCTGGGCTATCGCACGCTGGGCAGCTTATAGGCGCGGCTATCGCGCCGGTCTTGAAGCGGCGGGCATCGACTACTTGCGGGGGTATCACGACGGGGCGGGTCTTCACGACGTATCCAAGCGGAAAACCGGCGGGGGCGAGGCATGAGCTTTATTCTTGCCTCTTACGCCTTTTACGTCGATTTGCGGCGATCTGGACGGGATGACAGCGCGCCGGTGCGCAAGCTGATCCTGCAAGCCTTCTGTCATGAAGCCCAGGACAACGGACTGATCGCGCCGCGCTATGCGGGCAAGACGTCGAACGACCGGCTGGCGGCGATTGCCATGCGCGGGGTTAGCGCCGTTAAAGAGGCGAAAAAACAGCTGATCGAAGACGGTTGGCTGATCGCGGTCGGGCGGGCGCGACGTGGGCAAGGCAAGGTCGCGCTATACCGCGTCAACGTGGATAAATTGCGCGCCAATATCCGCGCCCGTGAGGCGGAAATTTTCGCCGTTGAGCCGGACGAACGCGGGACGCCGGTCTATGATGACGACCAGCCAAGCGCGGGCGGTTTTAGTGGCCGGAAGTCCGACCAGGGCGAAAACCAAGGCGCTGAAAACCAAGCTGAAAAAAATGTTGGTGGCCGGGATACCGGCCATGACAACGAAATGGGCGAGGGTGGGCCGGGTTTAGTGGCCGGAAGTTCCGCGCTTAGTGGCCGGGGAACCGGCCATAACCCTATTAGCCCATCCCCCCCCTATAATCCCCCCCCTTCAGGTTCGGACGCCGAGGATCGGCTAGAGGCCGCTGCGGGCGTTGAACTGGATTGGCGTCAGCTGCGTGATGAATTGTCCAAGCGCCTCGGCTCTGAGCGGGCGCGAACCCTGATGGCCGGGGCGCGGGTTCTCGGCGGGACAGTCCTTTTCGCTGATCGCTTCAAGTTCGCGGACGCCAGAGACGTTCACGCTGATTTGCTCGGCGAGATGGGGGTTCGTGTGATTGCGATGGACGCGCCCCGTTCTGAGAGCGTCGCACTTTCAAATATCGTCAATTCCAATCGGAGGGCTGCGCAATGAGCGCACAAGCGGGCAAGCGGACCGATGCGAACGGCGTTCGTGTGGAGCGGGCTTTTGATGCGCTGGTCGACTGGTCAACGGTTCCTGGGCTTGCCAAGTGTTCCGATCCGGACGCGGCGAAGGCGAGCGCGGTTGAACACCTGACCCGGATCGGGGCGCGCGCGGATCAAGGCGGCGTTGCTTTTGACGCAGCGCAGCGTGAAGCGGACTTCGACGCTGCGCTGGTGCAGGTCAACCTTTCCGATCATATCGCCCAGGCGCGGGCCAAGCGGCGCGATGCGATGCGGATTAGTCGGGCGTCGGCGCGCAAGCCTGACGATCAGGTCAAGGCTGAGCGTGCGGCGGAATGGAAGGCGATCCGAAGGGGCGCGCGTGCGGCTGAAGCCCGGTCGTCAAGCCTTCCGACCGTGTCGCGGGTTGATGTGTTCGGCAATCTGGCGGCGCGGGGCAGTCTTCCCGATATCTGCGTTCGGGCCGGTCACGATATTGACCGGATCATCACGGCGGTAGAAGCCGGGGTCTTCGCCGCGAGCGATCCTGACACCTTGCTTGCGGGCGGGGTGAAGGTATCGGGACGGCGGGGCGCGCCGCAATTCATGGCGGTTGAAGGTTATGTCGACCGATACTTCCCCTGGACCAAGCGCCTGACAGCGCCCGAATACAGGCGCGCGGGTCTGCCCGGTCGGGCGGTGATCGCGGTCGTTGTCGCTGTGGTCAAGGATGGTCGGACGCTGAGCGATATCGACAAGGCGGTCGGCAAGCGCAAAGGGACGGCGATGGGCTTGCTCTGCGATGGCTTGCGCGAGTATGCGCGGGTTGCGGGCTGGACGTCGTCGAAAAAAGGGGATTGACGCGGGGGTTTCATATCGGCATCTTCTGACACGTTCCCGCCCGTGTGAACCAATCCGGCCCCGCCAGCGACCAGCTGCGCGGGGCTTTTTCGTTGCTCTGACGGGGGCCGTTTCATCTGGGGAAACTGATCGGCCCGCGGTACGTCTCACGCCGCGGGCCGATCTTTTTAGGGTTGTCCCATGCCGACCGCGCCGAAAGCTCTGAAGCCTGCCGGGTCGTCTCGACCTGACGGGGTCAAGAGCTTTGAAGAGGTCAGGCGGGGAAGCTCGACAGCCCGCGGATACGATGCGCAATGGCGGCGGCTTCGGTTGATCAAACTGCAGGCCGACCCGCTCTGCGAGCATTGCCTGAAGGCGGGGCAGGTCACGGCGGCTGCCGAGGTCGACCACATCAAACGCTTCAGAGATCGGCTTGGCCGGATCAATCACCGGCTCAGGCTGGATATCAAAAACCTGCAATCGCTCTGCACACCCTGCCACGCTCGCAAAACTCAAGCTGAGCGCAGGGGGTAGGGGGGTGCAAATCACTACGGGCGGTCGAACAAAAGACCGGCGGGGGAAAGTTCTGTTCGCGAGAGCGGAAATGAAATGAGTTTCACCAGGGGCAGTTAAGGGCCTCTGGGCTTTTTGGCGTAGGGCGAGAATATGGCCGGTCGGAAACCTGCAAACGTCGTCGAGCTTCACGGCAAGATGAGCGCCTATAAGGCGTTGCCGGATGCGGGCGCGGGCAAGTCCGTTGATCCTGACGAACTGACCATGCCGCAAATCGTGCGGTCGAACCCTTCGGCGCGCGCTGTCTGGAAGCGGATCACAACGGCGCTGGCCGACCGCGATCTTCTGGACAAGCTGGACGCGGAAAGCATCGCGATCACCTGCCTGCAATGGGCGGACTATGTCGCGTTGCGCAAAGACATTGCGGAAAATGGCCGGACCTACACGACCGAAGGGCGGCACGGGACGCAACAGAAAACGCGCCCGGAAGTCGGCCAAATGAATGACCTTGAACGCCGCTTGCGGTCGAGCATGGGCGAACACGGGCTGACGCCTTTGTCGCGCATCCGTCTGAAAGCGCCAGAGCAAGGCAATCTGTTCGACGAAATCAACAAGGCTCTGAACGGGGGCTGATCAGGGATCGAGAAGATGGGCGGATCAGTCCGCGAACACGTCGTCACGCAATGGGCGATTGCGGCCCTGCGTGGCGCGCGGGTTATGGGGCGTCCTGAACGCCTTGCCTATCTTCGCCACCTGGATGATCTGCGCCACGGCCATGAGCGCGGTCTGTGGTTCGACACCGAGGCGGCTGACCGCATCTTTCGTTGGTACGGCCTGCACAAGCACACAAAGGGGCCGCTTGCGAAAACGCCGGTCGCTTTGGAGCTGTGGCAAGCCTTCGTTGTCGGGTCGGTGTTCGGCTGGAAGCGCGTCACCGATGGCCAGCCGGTCAAGCGCTATGCGCGCGCCGAAGACATGGCGGACCGCAAGAGCGTGCGGCGCTTTGATGAGGTTTATGAAGAGGTCGCCCGCAAGAACGGCAAGACGACCAAGCTGGCGCCGCCCATGACCTATACGGCGGGCATGGAGGGCGAGAGCCGGGCGGAAAATTACTGCGCGGCGACCAAAAAAGAACAGGCCGAAATTCTGTTCAAAGACGTGGCGGCTATGGTGAAGGCGTCGCCGGTCTTGCGCAGAATGTTCAATGTCGAACGCAAGCTGATCGAGCAACCGGACACTGAAGGCACGATCATCGCGCTGTCGAAAGACGCGCATTCAATGGACGGCCTGAACCCTTATCTGGTCGTGGTCGATGAGCTGCACGCGCACAAGACGCGCGAGGTTGTCGACGTGCTGACCAGCGCCTTCGGCGCACGCGAGAATCAACTGCTCTGGGCGATCACCACGGCGGGCAAAGGCAACCAGCAACATTCAATCTGCTGGGAACATCGCAAGCGCGCCATGATGGTCCTGGAGGGACAAGCGAAAATCGACACGATCTTCGCGTTCATCTGCACCCTGGATAAGGATGATGACTGGCGCGATGAAACGGTCTGGCCAAAGGCGAACCCGAATCTGGGCGTTTCGGTCACGCTGGAAAAGCTGCGCGGCGATCTGAAAAAGGCGCTGGTCAGTCCAAGCGCGCAAAACGAGTTCCGCCGCAAGCGGTGTAACCAGTGGATCGGGACGGAAGAAGCCTGGATCACGCCCGAAACGCTCAAAGCGTGTCGGCATGATTTTGACCCGCTGGCCTATGCGAAAGGCGAGGGTGCGGGGCGGCTTCCTTTCTGGGGGGTCGACCTGTCGTCGATCAAGGATATTACGGCGCTGGCGATCATCTGGCCGCCCGCGCCTGGGGAAACCGCCTGGCGACTGACGACGCGCTATTACGTGCCAGAAAAAAGGATCTTGGAGCGCGTCGAAAACGACCGGCTTCCATACGATATCTGGCGCGATGAGGGACACCTGCACGTCACGCCTGGCGACATGATCGACCAGGACGAAGTGTTGAACGGCTGTAAGGAGCTGAACGCGCTCTTCGGCTGTGAGCGCTTCGGATATGACAGCTGGGGCGGCGGCGACAGCTTCGCCGTCAAGATGATGAATGAAGGGATCGGCGAGGGCTTGAAGGTTCGCCAGGGTATCCCGTCAATGGGCTATCCCAGCAAGGTTCTAGAAGCCCTGGTCGAGGGCGGTCACTTCATCTGGGACGGCAACCCGGTCACCGAATGGATGTTCACAAGCGCGGTCCTGAGGCGGGACGCGAACAATAACTTCATGCCTGACAAGGGCGCGGCGGAAAACAGCAAGTCGAAGATCGACGGGCTGGTCGCGACGATCATGGCGATGGCTGTCACCGGCCTTGAAGAACCCAAAGACGACGGCGCGCAAGTCAATGTGCCGTCCAGCTTCTATGCGAGGGCTTAATGTCGATCCTGTCACGAATTGCGGCGGTGTTCCCGTTCAGCGCGTCCGAAAGGGTGACGGTCGACGGATCGGTCGGCTGGTCGGGTGATGTTGATGCGCCTTTTTTCACAGCGGCGGGTTATCCGGTCACGGCGCAATCGGTGATGAAATTGTCGTTGGTCATGACTTGCTGCAACAAGATCGCCAAGTCGGTCGCGGCCTTGCCGCTCAAGCTCTATGAGCGCACCGAAGACGGCAAAAAGGAAGAGGCGGTAAATCATCCGCTGAGCGACATTCTGCATGACCAGCCGAATGACGATCAGACAGCGTTCGAGTTCCGGTCTGCGATGACCTGGGACTTAGCGTTTCATCGCGTGGCCTATGCCGAAATCATTCCAGGGCCGCGCGGGGCGGTTGATCAGCTGGTTCATTTGCAGGGCGGCACGGTCCAGGCGCGCCGCATTCGGGGTCAGCTCTGGTTTCGCGTGCGCGGCCAGAATGGCGCGCCTGATCGCATGTTGCACCGCGACGAAGTGTTCAGGCTGGCGCTTCCGCCTTATGCCGATGACGGGATCACGCCAAAGCCGATTTATGAGCTAGGGCGTGAAACCCTGTCAAAGGCGCTCGCCCTGCAAGACTACGCCAGTTCGTATTTTCGCAATAATGGCGGCGCCGGCCCGTGGATATCGTTCGAAAACGGCTGGTTTGCGAATGACGAACAGCGCGACGCGTTCCTGGACTGGTTGAAGTCCAAGACAACGCCCGCGCGTCGTCATGAGCCCAAGCCTATACCCTTCGGCGCGAAAGTGACGCCGGGCGGGGTCAAGAACAATGAAGCGCAGTTTCTTGAAACCTGGCAGGCGACCGCGCGCGAGGTGATCGCCCTGTTTGATATTCCGCCGCACAAGGTCGGTGATCTGGAAAAGGCGACCTTTTCCAATATCGAGCAACAGGGCCTGGAGTTCATTCAAGATACGCTGCTGTCTTATCTGACCGCCTGGGAACAGGCGATCAAACGCGATCTGATCATCGCGAAGCGTCGCTATTTTGCTGAACATACGCTGGCCGCGCTTCTGCGCGGCGATCTGCAGGCGCGTTACCTGGCGTATGCGATTGGTCGTCAATGGGGCTGGTTGTCGGTCAATGACATTCTGAAGCGCGAAAACATGAACGGCATCGGGCCGAAGGGCGACGTCTATCTGTCGCCGCTGAACATGGGCGAAGCGGGCAAGACGCCCGCGCCAGATGCGAACGTAAGCGAAGCATTCGCCGCGCTGATCGCCGCGCTGGAAACCGCCGATCCTGACGCGCTCGCCGCGTCTTTGAAAACCTTACGCGATGAGCAGGGGCAAGCCGATGAATGAACATCTTTTGAAATGCCTTCAGTCTTTGGGTCTGGTATTGGCCGTCGACCTGAACGGGGTTGCGCCCTATCTCGCCCAGGCTGAAGACGCGCGCCGTTATGGCGAGCTTGAAGCGAACGCCGTTCGCGCCATGACGCCCGCTGTCGCCAGCGCGCAAACGCCCGCGGGCGTGCTTATCCTGAACGTGTCCGGCATCATCCGCCCGCGCGCTTCTGAGTATGCCGAATTGATGGGGTATGGCTGCAGCGTCGAGCGCTTGCGGGCGCGCATCCGCGAGGCGGTCAATGACCAGGGCATCGCTGCGATTGTGCTGCGAATGGATACGCCGGGCGGGGTGACGTCCGGCCTGGCTGAGTTGCACGCCGATATTCTGAAGGCGCGCGAAGTCAAGCCGATCATTGCGATGGTCGAAACCATGTGCGCGTCGGCGGGATACTGGATCGCCAGCGCGTGTTCGGAAATTGTCGCGATGCAAAGCGCCCTGATCGGATCAATCGGCGTCGTCACGTCCCATACGGACGTCACGGCCATGAACGAACAGATGGGCGTCAAGGTGACGCTTGTGGCGACCACGCCTGAGAAGATCGAGCGTTACCCTGACGTCGCCTTGTCAGAAGAAGCGCAAACCCATCTTGAGGGGCTGATCAACGCTGAACTGAAACTGTTCGTCGGCGCGGTCGCCAAGGGTCGAGGGATTAAGCCACAAGAGGTGCTTGATCGCTATGGCCGGGGTCGAACCTTCCTGACGGGCGAAGCGAAGAACATGGGCATGGTTGACCGCGTCGGCACTATGGAAAGCGTTCTTGCGGGATTGGCGAAGACGGCGCGCGGATCGCGGGCGCCGCGGGCGCATATCTCGCGTTCGGCCCGCATGGCGCTTCTGTAAGCGCAGACGCCTTCTCACACAATTTCACGGTTTCCAGCCGTCGCCTTGAGCCGGGCGGTGGACAGGCTGGAAGTGTTTAACGCCCGGCATAGAGAAAGAGGACTTTCAAATGACGTTGAAAGAACTTCGCGAACGGCTGGCGGCTCTCAGGGCGGAGGGCCGCGCGAAGGCTGCGAGCTTTGACAAGCTGGAAGCCAAAGCCGACCGCACCGAAGACGACGACACCCTTCTGGCCACGCTGGGCGATGAAGTCGAGCAAATCAGCGCTGATATCGAGCAAGTCGAGCGTGATATTGAAGCTCTGGAAGCCAAGCGCAATCGCGACCGTCGTTTCGCTGGCGGTGCCGATGCGGCCCAATCTGGCGCGCGCCCGCACGCCGTCGTGGTTGACGATGTGTCGCCGTCCGAACGCCGCCCGGCTGCGCTTGGCGCGGGCCGGTCTTATGGGGCCGACCCTGTCGGGATGCAGGGTTTTAATTCGGCTGCCGAGTTCGCGCTGTCTGTGCAGATTGCCGCGACGGGTGGTCCTGTTGATGACCGCTTGCTCGCCTCTGATCTGAGCGGCGCGCATACCACGGGCGGCGCGTCTGGCGAGGGCTTCATGGTGCCTCCCGATCTGCGCGAAGCGATCTGGACGGTCGTCATGGCTGACGACGGTCTTCTGGCGCGTTTCGATCCTGAACCGACGTCGCGCAACCGCGTCGAGAATGGCGCGGATGAATCGACGCCCTGGGGGTCCAAAGGGGTTCAGGCGTACTGGCGCGCCGAACTGGACGCAATGAAGTCGAGCAAGCTCTCGACGACGGGCCGCGACGTCAAACTCGAAGAGCTTTACGCGTTGGTTGAAGCGTCCGAGGAACTGCTTTCTGACGCGCCGCTTCTCAATTCGCGTCTTACCAGGTCGGCGGGCGAGGCGATCCGCTGGAAAGCCGTCGACGCCTTCATTGATGGCGATGGCGTCGGCAAGCCGCTGGGCTTCCGTAACTCGAAAGCCCTGGTGACGGTCGGAAAGGAAACCGACCAGGAGGCGGGAACTATCAACCTTCAGAACATTCTGAAAATCATTTCCCAGGCGCTTCTGGGGGCGAATGATTTCTGGATGGCTGGTCAGGATGCTTTGCCGCAACTGGCGCCGATCACCATTGGCGACCGTCCGATCTATACCCCGCCGCTGCGCGGGACGAACAATATGGTCGACGGCGGCTTTCTGTTCGGTCGCCCGGTGGTTCTGTCCCAGCATTCGCAGAAGTTGGGTGCGGCAGGTGATCTGACGTTCGTCAACCCGGACGGTTACGCGGCTTATACCAAGAACAGCGGGATCGAGTTCGCGTCTTCAATCCATCTCTGGTTTGATCGCAATGCGCGTGCGTTCCGCTGGATTTTCCGCGTCGGCGGTCAGCCGCATCTTTCCGAACCCGTCCAGGCGGCGAAAGGAAAGCCGTCCATGTCGCACTTTGTCGAGCTGGGCGCGCGCGCCTAAGACGACTTCGCCTGAGCTGATCTGAAACGGGGCGTCCTACGGGGCGCCCTGTTTCGTTTCGCCCTGATCTTCACGCGCAAAGGAGGCGCGGACACCATGAACACCAATCTTCCCGCATCGGATAAATTCGCCATTCTCGGCGTTGCTGGTCCGGCAGTCGGCACCGACCCGCTGACAACCGGCTGGGTTCCCGTGAAAGACTTCTATCAGATGATGGCTGTCATTGCCTGCGGAACCCTGGGCGCTGACGCGACGCTCGACGCCAAGCTGGAACAAGCCAAAGACGACAGCGGCACGGACGCTGAAGACGTCACCGGCAAAGCCATTACCCAACTGACCAAGGCCGGGGGTGATGACGACAAGCAAGCCGTTATCAATTTCCGGCCTGAAGACCTGTCAGACGGGTTTACCCATGTTCAGCTCAAACTGGCGCCGGCTGTCGCAGATACGGGCGCGGCGGGCGTGCTGCTGGGGTGTGAGCCGCGCTATTCGCCCGCATCGGGCTTTGATGCGGAAAGCGTCGCCGAGATCGTCGCTTAACGCCTCTGTTATCTGGTCAGAAAAGGGGCGCGGATCATGCGGCTCAAGCTCGACACTAAGCCCGCTGGCGAGGTCGTCACCCTTCAGGACATGAAGGATCATCTACGCTTTCAGTCGGACGCTGAAGATGTGTTGATCCAGGCGGCGGTCGCTGCGGCGGTCGCCAATCTTGAAGGTCGCAACGGGCGGCTGAACCGCGCCTTCCTGACCCAGACCTGGACGCTGACCCTGCCGCGCTTCTGGCGCGGGCGTCTGGGCTTGCCCTTTGCGCCTTTGCAAGGCGTCGAGGCGATTACCTACAAGACCGCCCTGGGCGCAACCGCTGAAGTCTCGCCCGCCCTTTATGACGTCGACACGGCGAGCGAACCGGGCGGGATCACGCTGAAGCCTGGCGCGAGTTGGCCGACCGATCTGGCCGACGCCCTGGATGCGGTCACAATCGAATTCACGGCGGGTTATGGCGATGAGCCGTCAGACATACCGCAAGGCTTGCGCGCGGCGGTCATGCTGATGGCGGCGGACCTGTTTCAGAACCGCGAAGCCCAGACCATGAACGCGGAGCTGAAACCGAACGCCACGGTCGACTGGCTGATCACCCCTTATGTGTGTTTCAACCCTGATCCGCTTGTTCTGAGGTGACGCCATGCGATCCGGCGAGCTTGACCGACAAATCGACCTTCTGGCGCGGGGCGGCGCGCAAAGCCCGACCGGCGCGGTTGATGGTGACTGGACGCCTTACGCAACGCGCGTCTGGGCGAAAAAAAAGGATCTCGCGAATGATGAGGGGCGCGAGGCTGATCAGACCGTTGCGACCCGTCGCGCCGAATTCCGCATCTATTATCGAGACGATGTGAACGCCGGTCATCGGGTGCGCTATCCGTCCGGGCCGAATGGTCTCGAGTACGAGATAACCGGCGTTGAGGAGTTGGGGCGGCGTGAGGGTTTGCTGATTACCGCAAGCGCCGAAATCAAGCCGTGACGCGCGAGACACGGACCCGGATCGAGGGCGCGCGCGAGCTTGACCGGGTCTTGAAGATGTTGCCGCGCCAGATGCGCAAGAAAGAGCTTGAGGGCGCGCTGATGACGGCGTCGAACCCGCTTCGCAAGGCGCTTGGCGATGCGGCGGCGCGACGCCCACGCGAAAAGGCGGCGGGCGTGCTGTCGCGCACGGTCAGCCGGGTTCGGGTGCGCAAGAGCGCCTTCAGCGCCCAGGTGCTTGTCGGGTGGTTCCGCCGCGGGTTCTTCGCCGTGTTCGAGGAAGAGCGAAACCCGTTCGCGCGCCCTGTCTGGGAGCAAATGAAAATGACGGTTCTGGAAGCCCTGGGGAAGGCGCTTGGCGACCGGCTGGAACGCCGCGCCAAAAAAATCTCCGGGGATTATTCAAAGTCGGGTCTGGGCGCGCGCCGTTCGCGCCGTCGCCGTCGTTAAGGGTGGGTCATGTCGAGCCTTGAAGCTGTCTTATTCGCCCGGCTGACCGGGGATGCGGGCGTGTCCGCCCTGGTCGGTACGCGGGTCTATCCGGTCAATGCGCCAAACGGCGCGGCATTGCCGCATCTGGTCTATAGCCGCGCGGGCGGTGCGGGGGTGCGCGCCATGGGCGGGGCGACGGGCATCCAGCCAGCCCGCATTCAAGTCTCGATCAAGGCGGCGGGCTTTGATGACGGGGTTGCATTGGCGAAGGCGGTCAAGGCGGCGCTTGTGGACTGGTGCGACGACCAGTCCAGCCCGGTCGTCATGGACAGCGCTTTAGAGGCTGAGTTTGACGGTTTCGACGACCGGCGCACGCCGGAGGGCGGCGGTCATGGCGGCTTCCGCCGCAATCTCGATTTTTTGATCACCTATCGGAGTTAGGGCCATGAGCGAAACCGTTCTGCGCGATCAACGGCTATTCATTGGCGGGCTGGACCTGTCCAGTCAGGCCAGCTCTGTCGCGATCAGCCATGAGGTCGAAGAGCGCGACCGCACGACGCTAGCTGACACCGCGCGGCGTCGATGCGGCGGTCTTCATGATGGCACGGTCGGCGCGACCGGATTTTTCGATAGCGGGTCTGCGGATGCGGGCTTGTTTGAAACGCTGGGGCTGAATGGCCAGGTCGTCGGCGTGACCGCGCCGGATGCGGTCGAAGGCGCGGTCGCCTATGCGCTGAAAGTCTTTGCGGGTTCCTATCAGCCGCTTGATGGATCGGTCGGCGACCTGGCCGAATTTGACCTGTCGGCGAGTGCTGACGGGCCGATCATTCGCGGCAAGCTGAACGCGCTTCGTGATCTGGCCGCAAGCGGGGTCGGGGCCGGGTCTGAGCTTCGATCCGTTGAGGCCGGACGCAAACTCTACGCGGCGTTGTTCGTGACCGATTTGGCGGCTGGCGCTGAACTGGACGTCGTCATTCGCTCGGCGTCCAGCGATGCGTTTGGAAGTCCTGTCAGCCGCATCACCTTTCCGACCGTCACCGAGACGGGCGGTTTCTGGGGCGTGTTTGAGGGGGTGACGTCACATGCACACTTCCGACCGTCCTTCACCCTGACCGGCGCTTCAGCGTCGGTCGCGCTGATCATCGCGGTTCAGTGACCGTTGATCTAGGAGGCTTTGAGAATGGCTGAACTTATCCTGAAAGATGTTCAGGTCGTGCTGAACGCGGTCGATCTGACCGAACACGTCAAGAGCGTGACGCTGACCTATGAGGCCGAAGAGCAGGACCGGACCACGATGGGCGACAGTGCTCGCCGTCGCCTGGGCGGCCTGAAGGACTTTTCGGCGACGCTCAATTTCCTGCAGGATTTTGACGCGGGCGCGGTCGACGCGACGCTTTTCGACATTGTCGGCGACGTCGTGACGCTGACGATTACGCCGAAGGCCGGGGCGGTGAGCGCGACCAATCCGAAATTTTCGGGCGGCGTGCTGGTGCGCAGCTATAGCCCGATTGACGGTTCGGTCGGTGATCTGGCCGAAACCAGCGTCACCTTGCCGGGTGACGGCGTCCTGTCGCGGTTGGTGGCGTAAGATGGTGAGCGCTCTGTCAAAAGACGCGATCCTGAAAGCGGAGGATCGCCCGATAGAATGTTTCGACGTTCCCGAATGGGGCGGCGAGGTTTTGCTGCGCAAATGGTCTGCGGCGGACACGATGGCTTTTGAAGACGTCACAACTCAAGAGGGCGAAGCCTCGCGAACGGCGTTCGCTTTTGCGATTTACCTGTCGGTCGTCGGCGATGACGGACAGCGGTTATTTGACGAAAGCGACGTTCCCGCCCTGATGCAGAAAGGCGCAAAGCCGCTGCAACGCGTGTTTCGCAAGATCAGGGATATGAACCGGCTCGGCGGCGACGAACTGGACGCGGCTGAGGGAAACTAGAAGCGCGCGCCAGCTTGCGTTTCCTCTATGTCCTGGCGCGGGACTTGGGGTGCACGGTCGGCGAGCTTATGGCGACCCTGTCAGCGGAAGAGCTGACGTACTGGCGCGCGCTTTACAATCTTGAAGCCAAGGAACGCAACGGGGCGAGCCGTGACCGCAAGGCGGCGCAGCTCGCCCAGGCGGCAAAGCGAAAAAATCGGGGTAAGTGATGGCGGTTATTGGCAATCTGGTTGCTGACCTGTCGGCCAATTCCGCCGCATTCAATCGCGACATGGACGCGGCGTCGCGTAATCTGCGATCCAACACCGCCCGCATGAACCGTTCGCTGGGCGTAATTGATCGGGGCTTCGCCAATATCCGCGCCAGCGTCGCCGCAACTGCGCGCGGCGTCTTCTCTGTTCGGGGGGCGGTTGCGGGGCTGGCGGCGGCGGGCGGTCTTGTCTATGCGGGCCGTCAGGCGCTTTCGACGGCGGATGATATGGCCAAGCTGGCAGACCAGACCGGGTTTGCTGTCGAGCAGGTTTCGGCGCTTCAGTACCAGGCCAGCCAGACGGGTGCGCTGTCGAGCTATGAAAGCGGTCTGCGCACCTTCGCTCAGACTACGGGTAATCTCGCCAATGATACCGGGCGGCTTTATTCGTTCCTGTTGCGCTATGACGCGGCGCTGGTCGACAGCCTGAAGAACGCCGGGTCGCAAGAGGAACGCTTGCGTCTGGTCGCCGATGCGATCCGCGACGAAACCGATGCGGCGGAACGCGGTGCGCTGGCGCGGGCGGCGTTCGGCGGTGCTGGCGCGCAGTTGGTGAACACCTTTCGCACAGGGTCAGCCGGAATTGATGAGTTCACGCGCCGCGCTGAATATCACAATCTGGTGCTGGGTGAAGAAGGCGCGCGGGCGGCGGAACGTCTGAATGACGAACTGGACACCATGACGCGGTCCATGCAGATGCAATGGACTATCGCCGTCACCGATCATGCCGATGAAGTCTTGCAATTGGCGCAGTCCTGGCAACAGGTGAAAATCTGGGCGCTTGAAGCGGCGGCGGGCGTCGCGCGCTATTTCGACCGCGTCAAGGGCTGGATGAATGGCGGCGACGGGCTGGATGCGGGCCAGGGCGACGCCATGCGCGCTATTGCTGAGCGGGTGCGCGCGGGCGGGATGACCCGCGCTGAACTGCGCGATCAGCTGCGCGATGCGATTGGCGGCGAGAACACAACGCGCACCCTGCAATCGCTGGGCATGACCGGTAATACGCCGGGGTCGCGTGATATCCTGACCGGATCGCGCCTTGAGGTGGGTTCGGGCGCCCTCGACGCGGACTTCATCGCCGGGCTGCTGGAAGACTGGTCGAACGGTTATGACATGATCGAAGATCATGCGACCGGGCTGGCCGATGAGATCAGGGCCGCGCGCGCCGAAGTGGTCGCCGCTGCGACGGGTGAGGGCGATGACGACCCGATTTCTCGGGCGGGATCGGGCGCCGGCTCAAGCGATAGCCTTGGCGGTTTGCTTGATCAGGTTGCCGCTGACCTTGAAGCCCGGCGCGAGACAATTGCGGCGGCGGGGCGTGGCGTTTTCGATGCAACGCGCACGGCGGCGGAAAGTTACCGGCTGGAGCTAGAGCGCATTGCGGACCTGGAGCGTCAGGGCGCGTTCGCGGATGCGGGCGGGGCGGACACGGCGGAGCGGGGGCGGGTGCAAGCCTTGCTCGACATGGCGAGCGCGACCGATGATCTGGGGTCAGCCTATAAGGAAATTCGTCGCCTGTGGTCTGAAGGTCTGATCAGCGACGCGACCCTGTCAAGCGCGCGTGAAGGGCTTCAAGCGCTTCAGGGCGACGCCGTGACCTTGATGGATGAAATTCGTGATGCGAGCGACAATATCTTTCTGAACGCCCAAAGCGAAGTTCTGGCGTTCGCAGAGGGTTTCCAGAACGCCGGGGATACCATTCGCGGCGTGCTGCGCGGGATTGCGCGGGAAGCGCTGAACCTGTCGCTTCAGCGCATGGTGTTTTCGCCCTTGCGCGGTTTCATGAATTCGTTCCTGGACAATCTGAGTTTGCCCGGCCTGGGTGGCGGATCGAGCAAGGCCATTCCGAAATTCCAGCGCGGCGGCGACTTCACGGTCGGCGGTTCTGGGGGCGTCGATAGTCAGTTGGTGATGTTCAAGGGCACGCCGGGCGAAAGTGTGTCTGTGCGCCCGACCGGGGCGGCGGGGCGGCGCTATGACGGCGCGGGCGGCGCGATGGCGGCGTCGACCGTCGTTGTCAAGCAAACGCTGAACCTGGACTTTACGGGCGCGGTCGTGACCGAAGACTTGATCGCACAAATGAATGCGGCGGCGGCGGCGGGTTATAACCAGGCCGTCGAAGACGGCGCGGACCTGGCCTTGTCCCGCTTGTCCAAAGCGCAACGCTTAGCCATTCGGGGCGGATGAACATGGTCAGAATATTGCCAAACGATCCGCGTCCGAAGGCGATGGAACCGGACCCGTTGCGGTCGACGAACCGGCTTGATCCGGCTTTCGGCGGGCCGGTCGGGCGTATCTCACGCCTGGGCGCACGCTGGGCGTTCAATGTGGAGCTGCCAGAGCTGACCTATAGCGAAAGCCTCAAGTTCCGTTCGGTCCTGAATGATCGCGAGCCGGTGAGGCTTGAGCTTGTTCAGCCGGGCATTGACCTGTCGGGCATTGGTGCGCCCATGGTGGATGGATCGGGACAACTGGGCGCCAGCGTAACCCTGCGCGGGGTGAATAATGGTGTCGCTATACCGCAAGGCGCGTTTCTGACGATTGTCCATGCAGGTCAGCCTTATTTGTTTGCCGTTGATGAAGATGCGATCACCGCGGGCGGCAAGGTGACGCTGAAAATCGACCCGATGCTCGCGGATCGGGCGGCGTTTGTTGACGGTGACGGTGTCGAGCTTGCCGCGCCCTATGTGCAGGGATACGCCCAGGCGGAAGGCGGGGCCTTCAAGGCCGGGCCGGGCGGGTATGTTTCTGGTCTGCGCTTTCGGATTGAAGAGGCGGAGTGATGGACGCGGCTTTAGAGGCATCCTATCGCGAAGGCGTCGCCGTCGAGTTCTGGGCGGTTGAGATCCAGCTTTCGGGCGCGGTTGTCCGTCTGACGACAGGCGGGGTCGTGACGGTCGAAGGTCTGGCGTTCATTCCGCGCGATCCGGTTTATGGGACATTGTCGCGCATCGGTAAGATTACGGACGGTGCGGGCGATGAAGCGCAATCGGTCGATATCGAGCTGTTGCCGCCATCGACCGCGGCGCTGGCCGAACTGGCGAACCCGAATGAACAGGGCGGCGCAGTCACGGTTTTAAGCGGGACCGTCAACCGCGAGACGGGCGCGGTGATCGGCTATGAAATCGACTTTATCGGCGTGGTCAACAACGCGCCTCTGGCGGTGCGTGATACCGGCTGGACGCTGACAATCGAGTGCGTGACCGAAGAGCTGCGGCTGAAGGAAGACGACGAAGACAAGACGCTGTCGCCCGCCTTTCATCGGGAAGTCTGGCCGAGCGAGGCCGGGTTGGACAATGTCACCTTTGTTGATCGAACAATCGTCTGGCGCGGCAATAGTCCGTCCAACTCGATCAGCGGGGTTCCATCCGGTTCGGGCTCTGGCGGCGGCTCGCGCGGCGGCGGCTCTTTCAACATTCCTGGCCTGAGCTAGACAATCGGAAAACATGATGACTGAACCCGTGCTGGTCCGGCGACAGCGCGCCGCAGAGGCGTGCGTGAATGCCTATTTCGGCCAAGGTCTGGACTTTGCGAATAGCGTTCATTGCGGAGCGATGGCGGCATTTGTTCTCGATCAGCTGGGGCGCGAAGCGACCGTTTTGCGCGGGGCTCGCTTCACGTCTGACAAGGGCGCCGTGCGCTGGCTGAAGCGCAAGGGATTTAGGACCGTCATGGATGCGGTCGACGCGTGCGGGCTTGAGCGTTTGCCCTCTTACGGCTTTGCGATGGCGGCTGATCTGCTGGCGCTTGAGGCGCCGGCGGGCGATGCGTTCGGCGCGTCTCTGGCGGTGTGTCTGGGTCCGGGGCAGGCGCTCGCCTGGGGTGAAGGCGACCAGGGCGCCAGCATTGTCGAGCCTTTGCGGGTGCTGGCCAGCTGGAGGGCCATCTGATGGCGGAAGCGGCGGCGTTGGCCTTCAAATTCGTGGTGTCTGCCGGGGCGAAGCTCCTGGTCAAGGCGGGGCTGAGCAAAGCGGCGGCGGTGGCGACGTCGTCCTTTGTGGTCAAGACGGTGGCGCTGACGGCGGCTTCGGCGGCGCTGAATGTGATCATGTCGCCGCGTGTGGATGCGGCGGGCGCCCCTGAACGATGGTCGCCCGATCCGACCGCGCCTATCGGTGTTCTGGTCGGTACGCGCGGCGTTGGCGGTCAGGTGATCCACAAGGCGGCTTACGGGCCGGATAACCGCTTTTTGTCGTTCGTGTCTGTCATATCTGCAGCGGGGCCGATCAAGTCGTTCGGCGCGTTCAAGGCGGATCGGCTGACCGTGACGTTCGGGTCGAATGGCGTCGCGACCAATGGCGGCAATTTCAAGGACAATATGTGGTTGGCGACCGAACCGGGGCGTCAAGCCCAGCCTGCGGCGCTGATCCAGTCGGGCTTGCCGGGCGGCGGGACGCTGCCGAACTGGAGCGCGGCGCACAAGGCGTCTGGCAAGGCGCACATGATCTGGACGCTGCGCCAGGATAGCAAGTTTGAAACCTATGCGGCGCGCCCGGTTCCGATCTGTTCGGGCGCCCAGGGCGTCTATGGTTATGATCCGCGGCTCGATAGCACATGGCCGGGCGGTTCGGGGTCGTGCCGCCTGAATGATCCGTCGACTTATGTCTGGATCGACCGGCCTGGGCTGGCGGCGCTGAATTGGGCGTTGGGCTTTCGCGAGAATGGCAAGGTCGTTGCGGGTATGAACCTGCCGATCAGCGCGATTGATATTGATGCGCATATCGCGCTTGAAAATATCTGTGAGGCGAACGGCTGGACGGTTAGCGCCTGGCCGACGACTGCAGATGCGAAAGGCGAGGTATATCGCGCCTTTCTGCAGGCGGGCGGCGCGACCTATTCGACCCATGCAGGCCAGCTTTCACCGATCCTGCGCACGCCGAAAGTATCGGTCGCGACAGTGTCCGCGGCGGACACCGCGGGGCCGTTGGAGCTGGACACGTCGACGCCGATCCTGGAGCGCTACAACACGATTGTGCCGTCATGCGTGCAAGAGGCGCACGACTGGCAGGTCGTGCCGCTGGAGCCGGTGAAAGAGGCGAGCTATCTGGCGGCGGATGGCCGCGAGACGCGCAAGGGTATCCCGTACTCTTATGTTCGCGATGCGAACCAGGCGGCGCAGCTGGCGGCTTATGATCTGGTCGACAGCCGGGAAGGTCTTCGAGGGCGGCTCGTTCTCAAGCCGCATATGCGCAAGCTCAAACCCGGCCATGTCTTCACGATCACTGAACCAGGCTTCGCGCTCGACGGCGTCAAATGCCTGGTCCTGAAGAAGGTCAAAGACCCGGCGAGCGGAACCGTGACGGTGACGTTCCGGTCGGAAAGCGACGGGAAGCACGCTTATGCATTGGGGCAAACGACCGTAGCGCCAACGCCGCCCGTATTGTCTGCGTTTGACCCGTTCGACGTGCCTGCGCCCGGTGAGGCGGCGTGGAGTGTCGCGCCGCTTACGGGCGATGCGCCTGGACTTTTGATCACGGGCGCGCTTGACGCGGATCGTGAAGCGCGGTCGCTTCGCGTCGAAGTGCGACCGATGATTGATGAAAGCGGCGAGCCGCTGACCTATCCCGATCTTAAAACGGGTTGGGACCATGTCGGCGATTACCGGATCGACGTCGAACGCATTCCTGTGACCGGTCTTCGCCCGAAAACCCCATATGAAGTCGCCGTCAGTTACATCTCGCCGTTCAATGTGCCAGGCGAACGGCGTTCGCTTGGTGTGGCGACGACGGGCGGAATGGTGGCGACGGAAGCGCGTGCCATCAGCGGCAAGACCCGCGCCCAGATTGAGGCTGATCTCGCCGAGGCGCGTCGGGCGGCGCGGGAAGCGGGTGAAGCGCTGATCTTTGAGACGACGGACCGGTATTACAGAATTCGCAAGGTCACGACGCTGGCGCGGAACCTGTTCGAGACGGAGCGCACCGAACGCACCGAGGCGTTGCTCGCCGAAGCCCAGACCCGGACCAGCCAGATCAGCGCAGTCGGGGCGTCCGTTGCAGCGGTCGAAACAACGGTCACGACACTGGCGACCGATCTGACGGCTGAGACGAATACGCTGACGATCCAGTTCAGCGCGTTAGAGGGTTCAGTCGCCGCCGTCGAAACCAGCGTCAGCACCGTGGCGAGCGACCTGGCGGCTGAAACGTCCGCGCGCCAGACCCAAGCCTCGCTCTTTGAAGACAACTTCGCCACGCTGACCAACCAGTATTCAACGCTCGCCGATGCGCAGGGCGCGCAGGGTGATGCGCTGACGTCGCTTCAGGTCAGCGTGAACGCCCAGGGCGTCACGCTGTCATCGCTGAGCACTGATTTCACGACCCTGAGCGCGTCGGTTGATCTGCTGTATGCCGCGCGCATCATTCAGGTTGGCGCTGGCGCTGCGAGCGCGACGATCAGCCTTTACGCCGAAGACCAGAACGGCAACGCGGCGAGCAAGGTCAATATCTCGGGCAACACTGTCACCATTGGCCCGAATGATGAGGCCGAGTTTCGCAGTGATGGCCAATTCTCGCTTTCCGGATCGGCGGGCGATCTGGGGCTGAGATACTCCCCGTGGGATCGCAATCTGCGTATCTGGAACCCGGACGGCACTTTGCAATTCAGTTCGGCGGGTGGCGGCTCGTTTACCGAAGGTATTGTCGAGCGCGCTGTAACCGCGCCGAATGCGGCGCCGACAACGACCTTCGGGCCTTGGGCGGTCGGAGAGCACAACGCCCTGGGCAATGTCCGGGGCTGGGCCTTGCAGCACCTGTCCGTCACGCTCGACGATGCAATCGGCGGCGCCCGATGCGCGATAGATTGGGATTACGATTTCAGCTTCCAAGGCAAGGCCGCGCAGTTCTTCACATGGTGGGAGCGGGTTTACCTGTTGCCCGTCTCGGCGGGGCTTCCCGGCTATCGCCAGTCCTACGGCCTGCAGAACAGCCGTCTCTGCGAGCAAGGCGCGGGCAATGTCAATAATGACAGCATTTCGCCGACCGCGATCAACGCCAACAAATGGCTCGCTTTCCCGCGCGGCGGTTCAAAGAACATCATCCTTCCGTCCGACGCGGGGACTGTGCCCTATCGGGTCGTCCTGCAGCTATGCCTCGACCGTGACGAAATCGACCATTCGAGCGGCAATCAGAACGGCATCCTGAACCCTAACGGGTCGCTGCAGTACGCGTTCGAGAGCTGCGACATCTCCGCGACCGTTTTCAAGAGGTAGGCCATGCCTGATCTTTCCAACGCCCAATTCGCCGCCCTGTTCGCGGCCAAGCTCGTGCAGCTGATAGACGGCGATCTGACGGTTGAAGAATTCGCGTCTGCAATCGAGCCGGATTTTGACAACTGGTACACGCTGACGACCACGGCGGCGCAAAGGCTGGTTGATCAGACTGCCGAGAGTGAGCGCATTCTGGCCATGCTCGATGGCGCTATCATTGCCAGTGGCGCGCCACTGGCCACGGATGGCGAGGATGGCGCGTATTACCTGGATGCGGCCAATGGCGGGTTCTATGGCCCTAAGGCGGCAGGGGAATGGGGCGCACCGAATTTCAGCCTGATCGGGCCGAAAGGCGACAAAGGCGACACAGGGGATACGGGCCCGCAAGGGGAGCAAGGCGTACAGGGTGAGCAGGGCCCGCAAGGGGAGCAAGGCCCGCAAGGCATCCAGGGCGAAACCGGCCCACAAGGCATTCAAGGTGAAACCGGGCCGCAGGGCGAAACGGGAGACAGTGCGTATGAAGCCGCCGTCGCAGGCGGCTTTAGCGGCACGGAAGCGGAATGGCTTGAATCCCTTGTCGGCCCACAAGGCCCGAAAGGAGACAAGGGCGATAAAGGCGACACCGGCGATATGGGCCCGCAGGGTGAGACAGGCCCGCAGGGCATCCAAGGCGAGACTGGTCCGCAAGGCCCCCAAGGCGTTCAGGGTGAGATAGGCCCGCAAGGTCCACAAGGCGTTCAGGGCGAC